TGATGCAGGGTATGACCCTGCTCCCAAGAATAAATCTGATGAGGATTCAGGTTGGGATGCTTTGATTTGTTTTAATGGGAAGGTATTTCAGATCAGTGATGATTACGGGTATATGCGAGATGATAGGAATCTATACGGTATAGGTTCAGGTGGATCATTGGCTCTTGGTGCATTGGTTGCTATGGAGAATGAAACTAGAACTCATACTAAAGCAGCAAGTGCTGCTAAAAAAGCAATCAATATTGCGATACAATATAACGTCTGGTGTGGTGGCACTGCTAGTGTCAAGACACAGTTTACAAAGTAAGGAAGGGTAATGGAAAAAACATTGGCTATTCATTTGCAAGAACTACGAGAAGAAATTGCACAGGATGTTGAGCAACTGTTATTTAATAAAGATTTATGGGAAGATAAAGAGATACTAGATCTGATACGAGGTAAGAAATGACTGATCCAAAAGAATTACTGCTAGAGGTATTACGAGCTAAGGATGCTGGCAGAGCAAGATCTAAACAGACACAGGTAGGACCATCAGAGTTAGGTGGTTGCAGACGTAAGGTTTGGTATCGTCTTAACGATCAACCTGAGACCAATGATAATGAGATGAAACTTGCAGCAATTATGGGTACTGCTATCCACGCTGCTATTGAAGATGCAATCAGTGTTGCAGATCCTAAGGGTGAGAAGTATTTAGTTGAGACCTCTGTTGAATACAATGGAATGAAAGCGCATATAGATTTATTCATACCAGAAACTGGAGATGTGATAGATTGGAAAACCGTTAAGGTTAAAAATCTATCTTACTTCCCAACGCAACAACAGCGTTGGCAAGTTCAGGTATATGGCTACTTGCTTGATAAGTCTGGTAAGGGGAATCCCAGAACTGTTAATCTTGTAGCCATTGCCAGAGATGGCGATGAAAGAGATGTTAAAGTTCATAGTGAACCGTATGATCCAAAGATAGCAGAGGAAGCTCTTAACTGGTTGGCTGCTATTAAAGAGAGCGCAGAAGCACCAAGCCCAGAGCGTGATCAGAGTTACTGCAAATCATATTGCAAGTACTTTGATGAGAGTGGCGAGATGGGATGTACTGGTCTAAAAAAAGAACTTATCAAAGTGGATGAAGTATTTATAGATAACCCTGAGGTTGACACATCCGCTTTGAAATATCTACAACTTGATGCACAGATTAAACAATTAATAGATGAGAAGGAGTCCTTACGGACTGCACTAGAAGGATTTACTGGTCAGACTAATAGTGGTGTATCCATTACTTGGAGCACTGTTAATGGTAGAGAATCAGTAGATGCCGAGGAGGTTAAGAAACTGCTCGGCTTTGTACCAATTAAACAAGGACAGGAATCGGTTAGATTATCTGTCAAACATACTGGAGGTAAGTAATGGCTGCACCGGAAACTACTAAGTTTCAGATCAACTATAAGTTAGCTGATGGAACTTTAGTAAATATTTATGCAACAAGTCAGGCAGAGTTAGAGTCATCTCTAACATCTATATCTGACCTAGCAACATTAGTAACATCAACTGGTACCACATTAGGTACAACCACACAATCAAATGGTGGTGGTGCTATCGCCTATGCTAAGAAAGCATTAGGTGCTACAGCAATTAATGCAACAGATGCAACTGCACCTGATTGCAAACACGGCACTATGTCGTTTCGTTCAGGCGTAGGACAAAAAGGTCCTTGGAAGGGTTGGATGTGTGCTGCACCTAAAGGTGCTGCAGACAAGTGCGAAACCGTCTGGATTAGATAATTTATGCGGGTTCCCTGGAATTATGAGAACCCAGCTTGCGCCGAAGTAGGTGTGGAATTTTTTTATCCCGAAGTAGAAAACGGAGATAGAGTCCACACCCAACAGGCTATTAACATTTGCAAGATATGTCCCCATCTTGCAGAGTGTGCAGAGTGGGGAATTAATAACGAACGTTTTGGCACTTGGGGTGGAATCACCGCAGCTAAACGAAAGATTATTAGACAACAAAGAGGTATCGTCTTACCTAGAGAGGAACACGTTGCTTAATTTAAATCGGGCTTGGCGTGGTTCTACGACCAATGCAACACCATTGCCTGACGTATGGAATGATCTTGCTAAGAAGCAGATCAAGTTCCGTAGAGGTCAGGTATGTATGATTGCCGCTGCGCCCAATGCTGGTAAGAGTATGTTTGCTCTTATCTATGCAGTTAAAGCAAAGGTTCCAACTCTATTTTTCTCAGCAGATACCGACACTGCAACTGTGATGATGAGAGCAGCCTCTCACCTATCAGGACACAGTCAACTACTGGTGGAAGCGAACTTAAATGGTAACCGTCATTACTACGATAAGTATCTTTCCAATATGGAGAACATACAATTTGTCTTTGACTCATCACCATCACTAGATGATATTGAGTTAGAGGTTAAAGCCTATGTTGAACTCTTTGGAGTTCCACCAGAGTTGATTGTTATAGATAACCTGATGAATGTGGTTGCCGAATCTGATAATGAATGGGCAGGACTACGAGCTATTATGGTTGAACTGCACGATATGGCTCGTAAGACTGAAGCCTGTGTGATGGTATTACACCACGTTTCAGAGCAATCTGAATATGTTAAGACTGATAATCCACCACCTCGTAGATCTATTCACGGTAAAGTATCTCAACTACCGGCACTAATAGTTACTCTAGGTTTTGATCCAATAGGTAAAGTACTTAAAGTAGCAGCAGTTAAGAATAGGTTTGGTCCACATACAGCAGATGGCACTGATCATATTGGGTTGTTTGTTAACTACTCAGTCTGTCAGATCTCAGATGCTGATGCGCTAGGTCAGATGTATAGAAGGGATGCCATCTTAGATGTCAGCCAAGTATAACAAGACCAAGGGTGCTCAGTTTGAGGTGGATGTAATGAAGTGGTTTAGAAAGATGGGAGTAGTAGCAGAAAGACTACGCCTATCAGGTAAAGAGGATGAGGGAGATCTAGTAGTTATTGTTGCTGGTGAGACCTACATCTTTGAACTAAAGAATACTAAGACTTTAAATTTAAAGGAGTTCTGGGATGAAGCGCAAATCGAAGCTAATAATTATGCTAAGCATCGTGGTATTGATCGGCCTTTATCTTATGTTCTATTCAAGAGAAGAAATGCGGGAATAGAAAAGACTTGGGTTATTGAATCACTAGAACAGTGGTTGGAGGATAAGAAATGATCTGTGATTATTGTAAGAGGGGTGGTGCTGAGAATACCAAGCGCCACTTTAAGTTAGCTGATAGGTATCACTTAAAATGTAAAGGAGATTGCGGATGCCAGCATCAGACTGGACCAGGAGTAGGAAGTCTGGCAAAGGTACTGGCAGAACCAATGCGAACTCAATACCCATTGGAGTAATTGTAAAGTTTTATGGTGGTGAGGTAAGAGAGGGTAGGGCTTGTTCTGTTAGATGTGTACTACACAGCGACAGTAGAAGAAGTGCGGTAATTAATACAAGGGATAACCTGTATTACTGCCATACTTGCGGTAAGGGTGGCAACGCAGTAAATATTATTAGTATTAAAGAGAATGTGGGGTTTAAAGATGCTCTCAACCGTGCAGTTGAAATCGTCACTGGAAGCGGCATTACAATACAGCAAGGATTTAAACAGCGAAACAATAAAGTTTCTAGAAGATCGTGGGATCTCTGAAGATATAGCAAGACGGTACCACCTTGGTACCATTGTTGAACCTGTTGCTGGTCACGAGAACTACAAGGGCTGGCTATCCATACCGTATCTAACTGCAATGGGACACTGTGTTGGCTTTAAGTTTAGAAGATTAGATGATGGCAAACCTAAGTATGGAGCACCTCTTGGGCAAAAGGGACATCTCTACAATGTTAGTGACATCATTATCTCCAGTGAATACATAGCGATCTGTGAGGGTGAGCTAGATACTATTGTTTCATCTGCAATCCTAGGTCTACCAGCAGTTGGAGTACCAGGAGTTGCTGCTTGGAAACCGCATTTTACTAGGATGTTTTCAGGTTATGGCAGGATATTTATTATTGGTGATAATGATCTAAAGGATGATGGTACAAATCCTGGTGCAGAGTTTTCAAGGATGGTAGCTCAGGAAGTAGATAACGCTACTATCGTGTCGCTTCCCGCTGGAATGGACCTTAATGACCTATACTTAGCAAAAGGTATAGAAGAGACAAAACGGACAATTGGAGTGCCTAATGTATGAAGAACTCGGAGTTGACGGAAATAGCAGAATGGTTGGCAACCTTGGGGATCTATATCATCAAGATCAATTACGAAGAGAACACAATATTAGTCGCACCACGACCAACACGAGAGTAGATGACGAGTTCATAACAGATATGTGGCGAGTGATGGATGCCGCTGGTAATTTACTTATTGCCAAGCACCACGATTACGGCCCATTAAATATTGCAAGATCTCCTGGTGGTCCTATCAATGGCTTGCGAGTGCGTATGTGGGACAAGGTAGCTCGCATTAATAATTTAGTGGATAGCAAAGTTAAACCAAGTAATGAATCATTACGAGATTCTTTTATGGATTTA